GCCGAGGCAAAGCGATCCATCTCAATGGCGTCCACCTGTGTGGAAGCTACCGAGAGACTGGATTGATTTGCGACATATCCCAGGCTATCGTTCTGTGAACGTTACCTCTTTGGTGACTATCGCAAACATAGAAAAAGGAATGCAAGACAAGGTCAATTTGTATGTTGACCAAATCAGGCTTAAACAACTCCCACCGAAGCAGAAGAAGTCGCTGCAAAATAAGGCCAAACAGGTCAGAGGTGAGTATAAAACCCACATACAACAAACCGACTTCATAAGAGCTGTGTGGAAAGCGATTAAAGTTAACATCACTATCGCACACAAAAAAGAGACATATCAAGACTTGGGACCATTCATTAAATACATGAACTGGGTAGCAGAGAGGACACTCAACAAAGAGTGTGAAGTAGTCATTAAAGAACTTAAGGCATTGTCCTTGACTTTCAGAAAATGGGTAGTAACAAAACAATGGAAAGACCATACTAACTTCGGACCTAAGTCGTTCATTAGACTGATCAAATCGATCGTTTCGTCGCCTGACCAAAGGGCTCAGATTGCACGCATCTCTCGATGTCTCCCAATACCACCTGCTCCAATAATAGAACAAGCAATAAGAGATTACCAAAAGATAGTAACACAATCCCCACAACCTGTGGATGAAAATCTTATAGATGAACTCTGGACATTCGGAAAGGACTTTGCACGAGGTGCAAAGACTAACCTTAAATATCACGTCACCTGGACGCCGAACGAGACTACCTCGTCCTTCAACAATTCTAGACAAGAAGGCGGTAGATTTACCGATCTCATCTCGAATTCTGCACCCCTCCTTCAATTCTTTACAGAATGGGTCCAACCAGCAAAAGACGAACCATCCGAATTCCTCGACACAATAGTTTACGAGTCTGCTCTCCTCACGGATGAACAACAAGAAATCTATCATGCGAAGGTTATCGCCGTACCAGAACCCGGATACAAAACAAGGGTACTCATGAAGTTCCCTGCAGCAAACCTGGTTCGAAGTGATCAAGTACGCAGACAGCTGTGGCCACTGATCAAAAAAGAAATTAACTTCGACCTCGATAAAATACCTTCGGAGAAACTCATTCAAGAGCTCCTCGAAAAGTCGCTTCATCAAAGTGGAGTCTGTATCTCCTCCGATCTTCGCAACGCAACGGACTACATACCGCACCATTATGCACAAGCAGTCTGGGGTGGACTCCTTTCGGAGTTCGACGCACCAGACCACATCAGAGATCACATCACAAAGATGTTTTCCCCAATCATCGTACACAAGGATGATGGTACTACGTTTATAACCAAACGTGGGATTCAGATGGGTACGCCACTCAGTTTTATGACCCTTTGTCTCCTTCACAGCTTCTGTGTAAGGGATTCCGGGAATAACTGGGCACCTTATCTCATTAGAGGCGATGACCTTATCGGCATCTTTAAATACGTTAACCTCTATCAAGAATCTCTGGTGAAGGTCGGTTTTATGATCAACAAGCAGAAGACAATAATCTCCAATTATGGAGGGATTTTCACGGAAAAAACAATACTCTTTCAAAGAACTGAAAAAATAAAGAGATTTCCCAAAGCCCGCCAAGAGACTACTATCTACGATCTTATCAAACAGAATCAAAAGTACACATCGAAGATGGTCATTTCCTCCGCAAAGAGGGTAAATGACGTACCAACAATGGGACTCCTTCATCCCGACCCCCAACAAACAGTGCTTCGCTCGTTGGGACAAACCTGTGGTTACTTGAAATCTACTCTTCCTTTGAATAAGACTAAGCGACTCATGCGAGTCATCTCTATTGCACAGCCCGACGTTATTGATGTCGCCATTAAACTTAACTTGCCCATACACACTCCACAAGAGCTTGGAGGTGTCGGTATCCCCAACAAACATGGAGTATACAAACTCGATATGGGATTTAAGCTCCGTTCCAAGATCGGATACGCGGCTTCTCATGCAGACGGTGCTAGAAACTTTAGACACGCAATCAGGCAACAACCTGGAAACCTCAGAGAACAGGGTTTTGACTCTATCTTCATGGATATAATTGAAAAGAAATCTAAAGATTCCAAATCTTCCAGCACCTATGAGACTGATCCCATGGATACCGAATATTACAGGGCAATGAAGAGGAGGTGGCAAATAGAACGACATGTTCCAGCCACGAACGAAATCCTCACTAACAACGGTGAAACTACCACCATAACAATACCTGGTACTGAAATGACACTGTCCTTCACCGATGAAGGTCCAAGTTATCACACTGGTCCTACTCTCGTTAACACTAGATTGTTCATTGACGAACAACTTGAACGGGTGCAACTTTCCCCCAGAACGAGAGAAACTACAGAGCGGTTCAAGAAATCCGCCTATGAAGGGCATACTGATAAACGTATTTTTGACGAGATCAAAAAACGTGCAAAAACATTTTACCAGCTCAACAAAATAGAGCAACCAAGAATAGGCAAGTGGGTTAAGCCTTTCCAAATGCTCAAAAGCAATAAGCCTAGATGGACACCAAAAAGCGATAGTTCCGAGGAACACATACACTCGTTGATAAATCGCATCAAACTTTTGTCTGCTTCTTACATTCCTTTTAGTAAACCTCCCTTGGGTCCAATTTCTGAACTCAAGAGGAGATCTACAGCGGGTTCCCCGAAACAAGCGTAGATAGCGATGTTCCGAC